CAAGCTAAAATTGAAGCTATTGTATCTTCTTTGTCCGATCAAGCTGAGACTGCGAAAGAGTCTGATGCAAAGCTTCAGCAGCTAATAGAGATTATGCTGAAAGCGAACTAATGACCAATGTGGGCATATGCGCTGATAGTAATATTAGCATCCGGGGAAAACGCGCCCGTGCTCACTTACAAGTTTTTGGAGCAATGTAGGTATCAAGCCCAAGAACTAACTCGTAGTTATAATAATTTTAGTCCCGTGCAATCTGCAAAGTGCACCCCCACCGTAGTTGAAAAAGATGCAGAGCTTATAGATCTTGAATGGAATAAAGCTATTCTTGAGCTTGCTACAGAGAACTAAATGAAAAAGTTAGAAATACAAAGTAAATACGCACAATATGACATAGATGGGGATGGAATAGTGACCGATGCCGAACTAGCAAGAGCTTCCGAAATGGTTGAACTCGAACTACGAGAAGAAAAAGCACATTCTCAAAAACAAATGGCATGGATTGCAATATTAGCAATGTGCCTATATCCACTGATGTCTCTTATAATTCCAGACAGTAAATTAGATACTTGGAGTTCTATGAGTGACATGATATTTTTATCGCAGGCGTCCATAGTAGGAATGTACTTTGGAGCGCAGGCTTACATGGCAAGAAAATAAAATGGCAATTGAAATAAGCCGTCAGGATATAACTGGCGACTATCTGTTTGACTTAAAATCTGAGGCGCGATTTCTTAAACTTCCAATACAGCCTTACTTGGATTTATTGGAAGTCACACCACTACCATCCCAGGTAGCAATTATTAACGCAGTTAATAGCCCGAAGTATCGTTTTGTCTGCGCTGCAGTCTCCCGAAGGCAAGGCAAAACTTACATAGCTAATATAGTTGGACAACTGGTATCGTTAGTACCCGGATCCAATATTCTCATTATGTCTCCTAACTATTCGCTGTCTCAGATTTCTTTTGATCTTCAGAGAAATCTGATAAAGCACTTTGACTTAGAGGTTACAAAAGATAATGCAAAAGACAAAGTTATTGAACTATCTAACGGATCTACTGTTAGAATGGGCTCTGTTAATCAAGTGGACTCTTGCGTTGGTAGGAGTTATGATCTTATTATCTTCGATGAAGCCGCTCTGGCTGATGGTAAAGACGCTTTTAATGTAGCACTACGTCCTACGCTAGATAAAGATAATTCAAAAGCCTTATTTATATCTACTCCACGGGGCCGTAATAACTGGTTTAGTCAGTTCTGGCAAAGAGGCTATACGGAAGATTTTCCCGAATGGTGCTCAATCAGAGCTACGTATAGAGATAATCCTCGCATGAGTGAGACTGATATTGCAGAAGCACGAAAAGCAATGTCAGAAGCAGAATTCAAACAAGAGTACGAAGCAGATTTTAATACCTACGAAGGACAAGTTTGGAACTTTGATTTTGAAAGCTGTGTTGGTGATTTCTCAAAACTTAATGTATCATCAATGGATGTATTTGCTGGATTAGATGTTGGATATAAAGATCCTACTGCTTTCTGTGTAATTGCATATGACTGGGACGAAGAAAAGTTTTATCTAGTAGCTGAGTACATGAATGCAGAAAGAACTACAGAGCAACATGCTATAGAGATACAAAAGCTTATTGATAAGTGGGATATTGATTATATTTACATTGACTCCGCAGCACAGCAAACTAGATTTGACCTTGCTCAGAACTATGATATTACTACTATCAATGCTAAAAAATCCGTACTAGACGGAATTGGACATGTTGCAGGTATTGTTGACAACGACAAGTTAATGATAGATCAATATTGTACTGAAAGTCAGTATTCTATTGAATCTTATCAATGGGATCCAAACCCAAATCTTGTAAGAGAAAAACCAAAACATGATCGTTCTTCGCACATGGCAGACGCATTACGCTATGCACTATATTCATTTATAACGGCGAATATCTCGTTTTAGCGATACCAGCTTAAAAATAGTATTTGACAATATATCTTAAAGAAGATATAATTCTTTTAACAATAAAACTACGGAAGGAAAATGCCTAAGTTAAAAAGAGATATAGTAAAGTATGTACGAGACAAGGCTAAATCTCGCTATGAAAAAGGAACAGAGTGCCGAATCTGTGGAGCAAAAGCTCCTCTTGATTTTCACCATTTTTATAGCCTAACTCCTTTATTAAATCATTGGATAACTAAAAACAACCATAATCCAGAATATATACAGGCTTTGAGAGACGATTTTATAGAAGAACATCAAGCAGAGCTTTACGAGCACACAACTACACTATGTCATATGCATCACTTAAAGTTGCATTCAGTTTACGGAAAAGACCCTGCTCTTACAACTGCTAAAAAGCAAATGAGATGGGTAGAGATACAGAGAGAAAAACATGGCATGGTATGATAGATTCAGACGACAAGAAGGTGTAGAGGAAAAGTTAAATCCTATACAATCTTACTTAGGATCAGGAACTCAGACTTCTAGAGAATTTACTGATAAGTACGAAACGTACTATGAGAATCTTGAAGTTGTAAATCGTGCTGTAAATATGGTTGTAGATGATTGTGCAGAAATACCTGCCGTTGTTGGTAGACAATCAACCCCCGGAATAATAAAAGGACTAAAAAGAGCAAAAGTTGAATCTTTACTTAATACTCAACCTAATCCTTTTCAGGATATTAATACTTTCAAAAGAAATCTAATAACAGACTATCTTTTAGATGGTAATATTTTTATCTATTATGATGGTGCACATCTATATCATGTGCCTGCGGATACTGTAACTATTCATGGAGATGCTCGTACTTATATTGAAAAGTATACCTATAACGATGTTGACTATTCCCCCGAAGAAATTATTCATATAAAAGAAAACTCTTTTCATGATATTTATCGAGGAGTTTCTAGACTTAAGCCTGCTGTTCGTACTATGCAAATAATGTCTTATATGCGTGCCTTTCAGGATAACTTCTTTAAAAATGGTGCAGTACCAGGATTGGTACTAAAGTCTCCAAATACGTTATCAGATAAGATTAAAGAAAGAATGTTACAGTCTTGGCAAGCACGGTATCGACCAGATACAGGAGGTCGACGGCCTTTAGTATTAGATGGGGGTATAGAAGTAGATAGTATTTCAAATGTTAATTTTAAAGAACTTGACTTTCAATCTGCTATTGAAGCAAATGAAAAAATTATTTTAAAAGCAATTGGTGTTCCTCCAATAATGTTAGACTCAGGAAATAATGCAAATATTCGTCCTAATATGCGTCTTTATTATTTAGAAACAATAATGCCAATTGTACGAAAGTTAAACTTTGGATTAAGTCGATACTTTGGTTTTCCAATTACAGAAGACATTTCTGATATACCTGCGTTACAGCCAGAACTAAGAGATGCATCAGCTTACTATACATCTCTAGTAAATGGAGGTATAATAACAGCGGCGGAAGCACGAGATCGTTTAGGATTTCCTCCAATTGAAGGTACAGAAGAAATTAGAATACCGGCTAATGTTGCAGGTAGTGCAGGAAACCCCAGTGAAGGTGGCAGACCACCAGAGGTAGAAGAAGATGGCAGCTAGTAAGAATAAAAAATTAAAAATGGTTAGAGATTTAGGACTATTTTTTGCAGAGATGGGTCGAGTACCTTCTCGAGGAGAGTATAGTAAACTTAAAGTAAGACCAAAGTTTATGACAGTCAAAGAGATAGATCGAATCTGTGTCTCTTGGACTCACATGATACAGATGTTAGAAAAAGAAGAAACAGATTTATGGAGTTTGATACATAAAGCTCCTGAACCGCCTCCCATTGTAGAACCTGTGGCAAAGGCAAAGCCCGCTAAAAAAGCGGTGAAGGAGGGAGCTTATGGAGAAAGTATTTAACCTTACTTCTACCTTTAAGTCTCAAATGGAAGACGATGGATCTATTATGATTCGTGGTATGGCAAGCACTGTTGATTTTGATCGCGCGGGCGATTCAATTGCTTCAGAGGCTTGGCAAAAAGGTGGCATGAGTAACTTTGAAAAGAATCCTATTATTCTTTTTAACCATAATTACGACAAACCCATTGGAAGGGCAACAGGACTAAAAGCGGGTCCTAATGGTTTAGAGATGGAAGCAAAAATTAGTAAGCACGCAGATTGTGCTAACTTAATAAAAGACGGTGTTCTTGGGGCCTTTTCTGTTGGTTTTCGAGTCAAGGATGCTGATTACTTAGAGGAAACCGACGGATTAAGAATAAAGGATGCTGAACTGTTTGAGGTATCGGTAGTATCTGTACCGTGCAATCAATCAGCTACTTTTTCACTAGCGAAATCTTTTGATTCGATGTCTGAATATGAGGATTTCAAAAAAACTTTCACTAATAGTGACGGGACGAAAGTCCAAAAGGAGATACAAATGTCTGAACAGGCACAACAACCCGTTGACTTGGAAGCTTTTGCTAAAAAGGTAGCTGAGGAAACTGCTGCTAAAATAGCTATGAAGCAAGCCGAAGTCAAAGCAGCTGATGAGGCTGTACAAAAGGCTGCTGATGAAAAAGCTGCTGCGGAAGCAGTTGCAAAGACTCAGCAGGAAACAGAAGTAAAAACCGCCATTGCAAAAGGCGTAGAGACAGGTGCAGAACTTCTTCTCAATGATATTCGTAAAGAGTTTGAAAGCGAGAAAGCAAACACTACTGAAATCATAGAGAAGTACAAGAAAGACTTGGAAGAAAAAGCTGCTGAAATCGAAGCAATGCAAAACAGCAAGCGTGACTTCTCTGGACGTTCTGGACAAAAGCAACTTACCGCTTTTGGTCAAGAGTTCCTTCAAGCTAAAGTTCTTGGTGCAATCACTGGAAAAGGATATGAAACCCAGTTTTCCAAGGAGCTTTTAGAAAAAGCAGGTGTTGACTATACTTCAACTACTGCTGCTGGTATCGACGTAATCGTATCTCAGCAGTTTGAAGAAGAAGTACGTCAAGCACAGAAAGTTGCTCCCGCATTCCGCGAGATCGCAGTTTCTTCTGGCGCAACTGTACTGCCATTGGCACCAGACGCAGGAGCGGCAACGTTCAGCGCAGCTGGAATTACTGCCTCGGCTAATCAACTGTCTGACGCAGGCGACAACAACTACACCGTAAGTCAGGTAATCTTACAAGCTCACAGGCTAATCGCTGGTACTTTTATCTCTAACGATACCGACGAGCAGACTGTTGTAACTCTTTTGCCAATCGTTACAAGTGCACTTGCAAGAGCGCACGCGGTAGCAATCGATAAAGCAATACTTGTAGGTGCTGGAGCTGCTAATATTTCAGTAGGTCTTACAGGCAACAACGGAACCGATAACACTTCTGGTTTCGCAACTGTTTCTGGTCAAACTGCACTTGACGCTTCTGGCGCAGGTGAAGTTACTCCAGCTAACCTTCTTGCAATGCGTAAGGAAATGGGCAAGTACGGTCTCGATCCCTCTCGCGTAGCGTTCATTGTTCCAACTGATGTTTACTACGAGTTGATTGATGCGTCTGGCTTTACTGACGTGACAGAAGTAGGAAACGACTTGGCTACTAAGCGAATCGGTGTAGTCGGATCAGTATTTGGTTCACCTGTAATAGCAACAGATCAGCTAGCTCAAAATCTTGGAGCTGGTGGAGCAGTAACTACTACTGCAGCTCTTGCTATCAATGTCGACAACTATGTCATCCCTCGTTTGAAGGGTGTAAACATAGAGACAGAGTACAGCGTTAAAGATCAGCAGAATGTGATTGTAGCATCACAGTCTCTTGGCTTTAATGAGTTGTTCGCTAACGCGGGTACCAACAAGCCTTCAATCTTCTGGCCTTACCAGTAAAATTGATTGTTTTATTAACGAGGGGGAGGGTTCCTCCCCC